CCTGTGTTTTCTATTCGTACATTTACAAACTTTTTGAATCTCATCTTTGAATATCGAAAAGTCTGATTTTGTGGAACACACGGGACACGCGTGATTCGTTTTCACGAGCTTCTTTTTGCCTTTCACATTCTCTATAGCGTGTATTTCCAGATTATCATCTTGAATCATGTATTTTTTGATATACGCTTTAAGGTCTTCGCGTACGTCACATTTTGGTTTTTCGACAGGCTTTTTCTTTGGGAGCGACCTGTATTTGGTGACATGTAATTTTTCGACTATGTTCGGGGGTAATTGGTGTACTCGTCCCGAGAAATCCTTACAAAATCCATAGAATCGACCTCTTATCGTTTCACAACGACAGAAACATTTTTGTTTTATGGTGTCCCCTAATATATGAAACCACACGTGGTTTGACCCGTGATTGCGTTTCGTGTTTTCACAATACCTAGACGTCGTGGCGACGAGGTAACTGTTCTTTTCTCGGTACAGATTCTTTACACGGGCATTCGTTTGACCTTCCATATGTCTACGTATGAACGTTTCGAGTAAAGCACACGTTTCGGGGTCTTTGAGTTCGTCCTTCAACTGGTTCGCTGTGAAAGAACCTTCCTTTCTTTTCTGTGCACCTTCGATTATTCTGGGGTCGGTGCATTCTGTCCGAAGAGTCACCATATTCATGAGTTCGACGGTTGGTTCCGGTGACACATTTTGGAACATGGCGAGAGGTCCATGTTTGTACAAAAGTATAGGAAGGTACTCACTTTGCGTCTCCTTTCCTCTATCACATTCCGAACACCCCTTACCATTACACGCTTTATGCGTCACCCATTTATGTGAAAATGGCATTCGAAACCCACTTCCACGGGTGTTTCGTTCACTACTTCCGTACACGGACAAATCGACTATTTCGTTCCAGTCTTTTGATCCATAGGCTATGTTGAGTGTGTTTATGATGTGTTCTCTGAGAGCTAGCGCCGAGGATCTATTCACTGGAAAATCCGGCCAATTTATGTGTACACCCGTTTTCATGAAATCATCCACCTTCTTTGGTTTTGAAACACACACGAGTGCGTCCTTCCCTCCATGTTTACTCACCCTGTCGCATATGACTTTACACACGCGGTTAATTTCTTCTACCGTAAGAACGTCATCATCCTTGTAATCGAGGTCAACGAAAAAATTATACGCATCGATCGTCTTTTGCTCCACGAGATATATCTTCTCGTTCGATTTGATACACTCAACGTATTTTTCATAAAATTCAGTCAATCTATCAAATGGTACGGACAGCACGCCGCCGTCCATGAACACATGTGATGGATTGGGGTTCTTTTCAAAGAAGCCATGACTTTTGCACCACTCCTTGAACATACTTACCATTAGTTCGCGTAATTCTTTTAATCTTCTTCAAAGCTTCTCCATATCGACTTCCTAAACGATACATCTGTATGTGTTGCTTCATCTTCTGTTAGTTTTTTCTTCAACACTAAAAGTTCATACACCTTATCTTCCTTGTGCTCTTCGATGTAATCGTTCGCACGAGTTGGTGTGTATGAATGTCTATTGACGAGCAAATCATGTATTTGCATTAAAATGTAGCTCTTCGACTTCATTATTTTATAGCAAAGGATTTTCTATTCAAAGATGTAACACACGCATAGAATTCTGGATTTTCGAGTACATTTTTAGAGATACGATCCCACTGCTTCTTCATCCTGAATTCTTGGAGTGTATCGAACGACATGAAATCATTTTCGTCGTGCGTACGCTTAATAGGTTGTTTTTGTATTTTTTTAGCTATCGTCTTTTGTTTCTCATCGTTGAACTTCCTAACGAGATCAACTTGTTCGGGTTTCGTGTAATTCACAAAAAACACAAAGACGTTATATTCCAACTCGACGGTTGGGCTTTCTTTGACTATAAATTTAAATTCCGTATACTCGCCTTTCTTCAAAGAAACGACACCACGCGTTTCTTCTTCAAGTTCGCGAAGGGCACACCGAATTGGATTGAAAATCTCTCTTCGGCGACACCCTCCGGTCACGAATATCCAGTCTTTAAAGCGCTTATCTCTCACCGTTAGGAATTTGGGTTTGTCGCTCGTAAATGTTACTGGTACCGCTATCGCTTTATATTTCTTCATTGCGCTGATCGCAAGTTATAATCTTCAGAGATGTTAATTTTCTTCGGACTCGGCAACATTATTGATTACGACCTCTTCCTCCTCCTCTTCATCATGTTCTTGGATAACACGTTGTTGAGTGGGTGGTGGTGGTGGTGTGTGCGCTTGAACGATTTTATTACAGAAACCTTTGATACCTTCGATATCACTCTTAGCTTGTGTAAACTCCTTGTACATGTAAACGGTGGCCGCAATGCACAAAATAACAGCTACAATAGTCAGAGTCTCTCTATCGAACGAGATCATACTTTTGTGTAATAGAAACGTTGAATTTTTTTAAGTAGCTTCCTCCTGATTAATGGGGGAAATGAATTTTTCGAGTGTCCTGGATTTTGGGTCATACGTGAGTACAAACACAAATCCTAGAAGAAATAAATACTTCCAAAGCATTTGATATTAGTGTTTAATTTAATTAGAGTACATCAAACCACCCATACCATTTTCAATGCGCATAATATTGTAGTTCACAGCGTACATGTCAGCATTGAACTTGTTGCCATCAACTATGAAACGAGCGGAATCGAGACGGCTGAAATTGAGCGAACCAGTTGGCTGCAGCTTCGCTGTGTCGAGACAGAATGGGTACAAGAACATGGTTTCATCGGTACTACGGATTTCGGACGAAGCGGTGTGGTAATACTTAGACACCACGGTGTAGTGTGGGTTGACGGGCTTGGCATCAGTGACATCGGTACCATTGATTTGCAAACGAAGCTTGTTGTTAATGAAACTGAGATTGCTTGGGTTATACGCCGCGATATACTTGACTGGATGATTGTAGTTCACTTCCTGGATAGTAGTGTCAGACAAGATGGATCGTTGCGTTTGGTTGATGATCATGTTTTGTGGAGTATTCGCCAAAGTGGTGCGTTCATCGGTATCCAAGTAGATGTATTGCGCGTGAACTTCATAATCAGTGACTGATGGATCCTTCCATGTAATGCGCAATTCAACATCGTGGTACTGGAGCGCAATCAATGGGATCGCGGATTGCCAGTTTTCACAGAAAGAAAAGCGGAGTGGGTAGAACGCCCACGGCGCGGCAACACCCGCGGTGGTGGACTTGGAGTAATTTTGAGCCATGGTGTCTGGCGCAATGTATTGGGAAAAGTGAGACGTTTGTTCGTCGATGACCTGGCCACCGACCAACCACTCGACCTTCTGGATTCTGTTGATCCAATCAGCTTTATTGAGCGCATTTGGGTTGCGATTCGCGATGTAGCAGTATCCGAGGAGATCCCCCTTGCGTTCGAAACGAACGGTGGAGATACCACCGGCAGTTGGAACGCCCTGGAGCACCTGGCGTTCTATGGTTTGGGCAAAATTTGTGTGACGTCGATAGTTAGATCTGAAAAAACTGACTTCAGGTTGGCCGACGAGGTGGGCATCCTGGGCGCCGACGGCGACGAGTTGGGCAATACCACCAGACATTTTATATATATTGAGGTTATTTTTTTAAATGGCTATCTTTACATGATGGTGCTACATCATGTAAAGATAACGAGAAGTTGTTTCGATCAACTGACTTTCGGGTCGTTCTAGAACGGCGAAAATTACCATTTTCTATGAGCCCGACACGCTTCCACTGCGTCATCCCGTTTGTTGCACCCGACGCGATTTGAACGCGTGATCTCCTCCTTACTAAGGAGGCGCATTAACCACTATGCTACGGGTGCCTCTCCACCTCTGGGTTTCGATCCCAGTACCCCACGGTTAACAGCCGTGTGCTCTTCCAATTGAGCTAAGGCGGAATGGTCCGGCCTACCCGATTCGAACGGGTGACCCGCTGATAACAATTTTTACATTGCAAATTTAGTATTACGTACTACAGTCAGCTGCTCTTCCATCTGAGCTAAGGCCGGATAAGCTCCTACCTGGACTTGAACCAGGGTTATTGGATTCAAAGTCCAAGGTGATGACCACTACACTATAAGAGCTTATGTGAAGAAAAGGCTACACCTCCTCTTCATTATTACCAACACTACTTTCTTTAACCTCCTTTGTATATTTAAAATGATACATCACTAACGAAAACAATCCCGCCGAGACATTCGTGATAGTCATAGGAATTACGTCATAATACACGGAATATACGAGTGCAAACGAACTCGCGAGAAGATTAAGGTGTAAAAAAGAGTAATTTATCGCTTTCGCATCCTGATTACGATACACGTGTATGACTTCTGGGATAAACATGAGTGTTATGAGTATCGAACTCGCGAACCCAAGCACGTCTATGATCTTCATTTCGACTTCTTTAATTCATCGATTTCTAGTTTAAGCTCCTTTATGGCTTCTATGAGAAGACCCACCATGTTCCCATAGGCCACGGAGTACGTCGTGTCTTCCGAACCGTGTACGACCTCTGGAAGCACTTCCATGACTTCTTGCGCGAGAACACCCGTGTGTGTTTTATCATCATCTGTATCTATTCGTTTATAAGTGTATCCATTTATGGAACACAC